CAACGAGTGGGAGCGCGTTGATCCATTCATGTTCTACTGGGCTCCATGGTGCTCGGATGTACAGGAAGGATTTATTGTTGAGCGTCACCGCATGACGCGTGAAGACTTGCAGGCTCTGATGGGTGTGCCCGGATACAACGACGACGCGATCCGCGCCGTGCTCAAAGACTTTGATTCCGGCAACCTGAACGAATGGTTGTGGACAGATAGCGCGCAGGCTACCGCTGAAGGCAAAGACACTACGCAGACTATTTTTACAACTGATCTGATTGATGCTTTGCAGATGTGGGACAGTGTAAAGGGCAGTGACTTACTCACTTGGGGCTTGTCTGCAAAAGAGATTCCTGATGCTGATCTAAACTATCCATGCGAAGTGTGGTTAGTAGGCTCTACAGTCATTCGCGCTGTGCTCAACTATGATCCGCTGGGACGCAAGCCATATTACGTTACTTCGTACGAAAAAGTGCCCGGAGCCGTTGCTGGTAAAGGCGTTGCGGACTTGTGCCGTGATTCCCAGAACATGGTGAACGCTTCAGCCCGCGCTTTAGCAAACAACATGGGTATTTCTTCAGGCCCACAGGTTGGTGTAAACGTTTCACGCTTACCACCCGGCGAAGATATCACTGAGATGCACCCATGGAAAATCTGGCAGTTCCAGAGTTCTGAATTTAACGATGGCTCTCAGCCTTTGACGTTTTATCAGCCCAACAGTAATGCCAATGAGTTGATGGCAGTGTTTGAGAAGTTCTCCGCACGCGCTGATGAAGACACAATGATTCCTCGTTACATGACTGGCGAGAACACACCCGGTGCAGGACGTACATCATCTGGCTTGTCCATGTTAATTTCTAACGCTGGTAAGGGCATCAAGCAGGTTATTAGCAACATTGACCGCTCTGTCATCGTCCCATCAATTGAGCGTTTGTACCAAGACAATTTGCGTTACAGCAAAGACCCAGACTTGATCGGCGACGTCAAGGCCGTGGCCAAAGGCGCAAACAGTTTGGTGGTCAAGGAAGCCGAAGCTATCCGTCGCAACGAGTTCCTGACTCTGGTGCTTAACAGCCCAGTGGCTCAGCAGATCGTAGGTATGGACGGTGCAGCAGAGCTCTTGCGTGAGCAGGCTCGCAACTTAAGCGGCAACGTAAACCGCATTGTTCCTGATCGTCCTACGCTGACAGCGATGCAAACTTTGCAGCAGCAAAACGCGCAGCTCCAAGAACAGTTAGCAATAATTGCCGGCGAACTTCAGGGCGGCGCGCCGGGCGCTCCCGGTATGACGCAAGGCCCTGCTCCCCAAAATACACTACCTGATGGAAGTCAAGTAGGAGGACGCGAAGGTAACATGATGTCACCACGTCCTAACGGAATTTAAAAACTTTTGTTGACTGTTTAAAAAAGCAGTGGTATAAAATCAACATATGAAGATTTTTATAGGCCAAAAGCCCGATCGACAGCATGTGCAAGCGTTATATCGTTGCAAGCTAGAAGAACACGGTGCTCTATTGGATTTGTTTCGTAAGAAACTTGAGGAGACAAAAGACTCCTTGATTCTTGCAGAAGATTCAGTACGAATACACCGACTTCAAGGTCGCGCTGAGGTCTTAGCAGATTTTCTCGAGGCGGTTGAAAAATCGCACGAGATTTTCGACCGGGTTAAATAACCCGATTTTGTAGTCCTAGCAAACCATTATGTTGGACGGCACACCGGTAACCCCGACGCCCGAAATGCAGAGTTGGCGCTTTAAAGGAAATTTAAAATGGCATTGCCTAAGCAAGTAGAAGCTCAATTACGTGAATTGGAACAGATCGAAAAACAAATAGCTGAGAGTCAAAATCCAGCGCCCGCTGACCCGGAGCCGCAATCTAAGGACAATCCTCCAGCTGAACCTTCGACACCTGAGCCTCCCGCGCAACAGCAAGTACCTGTTGAATCAAAGCCAGAACCGACAGAACCAGCTATCGCTGAAGAAACATGGCAGAGTCGCTATATTGCCCTAAAAGGCAAATATGACGCCGAAGTGCCACGCTTACACGCCGACGTGCGGGAATTTAAGGCCCAATTGGAAAAACTCCAGAAAGCCGTAGAAACCAAGCCAGTCGAGACGAAGAAGCCTGCAGTTGCTGAGAAGTTGGTTACGGATGCTGATGTTCAAGCATTTGGCGAGGACTTAATTGAAGTCCAACGCAAGGTTGCCCGCGAAGTGGCAGCAGAGTTTCGTAGCGAATTAGACGCCATGAGAGTCGAGAATGAACAGCTGCGCGAGCAGTTGAACACGACCGGTACTCAGGTATCTGAAGCAAGTTTTGAGCAACGTCTGTACCGTATGGTGCCAAACTTTGAAGCAATTAACGCCGATCCCAAGTGGATCGCGTGGCTAAACGAAGTTGATCCGTTACTCAGAGCGCCACGATCTACTGTTGCGCAGCAAGCGTTTAACCGAGGCGACGCCGAAGGAGTTGCACACTACGTAACGATGTTCCAACAGAGCATTGCCCCCGTAGAGAGCAAAACAGATAAAACTGACGAACTTGAACGTCAAATTCAGCCAAATCGTGGTGCCACAAGCGCCCCTAGTGCCTCTCCAAAAGGCAAGGTCTACAGCAACGCGGACATTGAAAAGATGTTTCGTAGAGCAACAGACTTGGGAACTAAAGGGCAAATCGACGCGGCAAAGAAACTTGAAGCTGAAATTGATGCTGCATACATGGAAGGTCGCGTAGTTGCGTGATCCGTGTTACAGCGTTGAAACCCAACCTGTTATTTTTTAGGAGGCCAAAATGGCTGCTGTATATCCCGTCCAAGCTCCGTTTAATACGAGCACATCGTACTCTGGTGCGTTTATCCCCACCCTGTGGTCTGGCAAATTGCTGGCCAAGTTTTACCAAAACACAATGTTGTCTGAAATCGCTAACACCGATTACGAAGGCGAGTTGAAGAACCAAGGCGATACCATCCGTATCCGTTTGGCTCCTTCAATCAGCATCTCTGACTACACTGTCGGCCAGAACTTGTCTTACGAAGTCCCCACTCCTATCTTCCAAGATATGCAAGTGAACAAGGGTAAGTACTTCGGCGTTCAAGTGAACGACGTTTTGTCATACCAGTCTGACATGAACTTGATGAACATGTTCACAGAAGACGCTGCCAAGCAGTTGAAAATTTCTATTGAAAACGAAGTTTTCTTCAACAACATGGTCACTGAAGGCCCTGCTGCTGCTAACGAAGGCTCTGGTGCTGGTGTTATCTCTGCTGCCTACAACTTGGGTACAGACACAGCTCCTATCGACCAAGCCACTCCTGAGAACGTGCTCAAGGGTATTCTGCGTATGTCCACAGTGTTGGACGAGCAGAACGTTCCTGAAGATGGCCGTTGGTTGATTATCAGCCCCTTCGACCGTCACCTGTTGATGCAATCTAACATCGCTCAAGCCTACTTCACTGGCGACGCTCAGTCGACCATCCGTAGCGGCAAGATCGGTATGTTGGATCGTTTCACAGTTTACGTGTCTAACTTGCTCCCACGCGGCGCAGCAGGTAAGGCTTTGGTGGCTGGTTTGACTGCTCCCTCTACTGGCGCTACTTTGGCTGACGCTAAAGCCCGTCGTGTCATGGTCGCTGGCACCAAGGCAGCAATGTCTTTCGCCATGACCGTGAACAAGACAGAACCTTTGCGTAATCAAACAGACTTCGGCGATATCGTCCGCGGTTTGGCTGTGTACGGTCGCAAGACTGTTAAGCCTGAGGCTTTGGTTGTTGCTCAAGTCGGTACAACCTAATAAACTGGGGGCTTCGGCCCCCGTTTTTAACTTTTATTTTGGAGATTTAAAATGACTTATTCGACTCAATTCGGTCGTGCGGTTGGCGGCTATGAAGCTGCTACTGCTGGCACTACTCAAACTCAAGCCGGTGCTACTGCCTTGAATTCTGCTATTAACTACATTACAACTGGCAACGCCAGCGACGGTGTTAAGTTGCCTGCTGGCTACGGTCTTGGCGAAATTGTTTATATTGTTAATAGTTCTGGTGTTGCACTAAACGTGTATCCCAATACTGGCGGCAAAATCAACAACGGTTCTGCTAATGCTGCTAAGGCTTTGGCCGCTAACATGTCTGGTGCTTACATCAGCTTAGGTGACGAAAACTGGGGTGCTGTTCTCAGCGCCTAATCGGTGGCACAATAAAGGGGCTCTTCGGAGCCCCTTTTTTAATAGGAGATTTTTATGAACGTGATCGACCTTACGACTCGCCTTGGTGGTGAGTTTCTTGCAAACAAAGCTCGTGCTACCGTTGACGGGCAAATTGTTATTCTTGCTCGGTTAGTTGAGCAGGATTGGGTGTATACAGAAGAAGGCCAGAATCTGGCTAATTTGCACTCTAATGTTGATGAAACAAAAACAACATCAAAGTCTCGCAAAAAATCTGCTGAACTGGTAGAATCCGTTGAGGCAGCGCCTGAACCTGAGATTACCGAAGTTCCCGCTGAGCCTCAGATCGAACTGTAAGGTACGTCATGAAAGCTCTTAGTGCTTTTTATTCGCGCATTCTGCCCCACTTGCCCGGTTGTCCCGAGCCGGTGGTGGATCAGATGTTGCTGACATCCGCTATTGAGTTTTGTGAAAAATCGCAGGTTCTCAGGCAGAACCTCGATTCAATTTCTACTGTTGCTGACATTGGTGAATATGACTTAGATAGTCCGTCTACTCAACTAATTATCAGCCGTGTTCTTGGCGTAACTGCTGACGGCATTCCTCTTGTCGGCGACATGGCCGAAAGTTTTCCTAGGTACTTACCCGTAGATTCTGGCATTCCTAGTTCGTTTTATGTCGACCGGACAGACTCCCAGTTTGTTCTTCGTCTTTTGCCAACTCCGGATGATGTCTATACGTTAGTAACGACAGTTGCACTGCGCCCAGCTATGACAGCTACGCAGCTCGAAGACGACTTGTACAACCGTTGGATCGAGCCAGTTGTGTCCGGAGCAATCTACAGGGCTATGCTTCTTCCAGATCAGCCTTTTACTAACTACGCCCGCGCTTCGCAGGTACAGATGGAAACGGCTCGTCATATTACGAACTCTCGCATAGAAGGAAACTACGGCCATGTTCGTGGTTCTATGCGCGTTCGTTCACGCCCATTTGTGTAAGGCCATAAATGACTACTTCCGCACAATCAGTTTTACTTCGGGTCGTAGGAACTTTGCAAGATGCGTCCGCTGTTCGCTGGGCAACAAACGAGCTTGTACGTTACCTCAATGATGGCCAACGGGATATTACTGTTTACCGCCCAGATGCTACGGCTACAACCGCTACGCTTACTTGTGTAGCAGGTACAAGACAAACCCTGCCTGCGGCGGCATCTAAGCTCATAGACATTGTGCGCAATGTTGCAGCAACAAGTAGCAAACAGGTTGTTCGTAAAGTTAATCGCCAGATGTTGGATTCAATAAGCCCTTCGTGGCACGTTGCAACCTCTAGCGTTAACATTTCAAACTACATGTACGATCCGATTGACCCTAGGGTCTTTTATGTGTATCCGCCCGCTACAACACTGGCTCAACTGTCGACCGTCTACTCGGCGTATCCAACTGACATTGCTGAGCCTGCCGACAATACCCTTTACACAGCCGTGAGTGGTAATATAAGTGTTGCTGATGTTTTTGCTAATGCGCTTGCGGACTACATTTTGTTTCGTGCGTTTAGCAAAGACGCGGAGTCCGCAGCCAATGCAACTCGCGCCCAAGCCCATTACGCGCTCTACACAACGGCGCTTAGCACTGAGCTAAGAGGTACAACTTCTATTGCCCCAAGTACATCTGGAGCTCCAAACCATGGCTGAAAAAATTAAACTTGTCCAAGGGGACACTCGCCCTAATTTGGTGACGACTCTTACTGACTCAACGACTGGGTTAGCAATTAACATCACAGGGGCTACAGTTCGCTTGAAGTTCCGTGCCGCAGGCTCTACCTCCTTACAAGCTACGTTAATTGGCTCTGTTACAGATGGCGCTAATGGCGTGGTTGTGTTTTATTGGTCAGATGAACCTACTTCGCTTAACGGTGACCCCGGAGACTACGAGGGCGAGATCGAGATTACTTTCTCTGATACCACCGTTCAGACTGTGTATGACCTCTTAAAGTTTAAACTCCGTCAGGACTTCTGATGACTGGCGCTAATATCAGCGTAAGTCTGGTTAGCGCTTCTACTTCTTTGGGAGTGGCGTCGTCGAGCGTATCCTCTTCTGTTCCGCTAGCTACAGCAGCTTATGAGCTTTTAACGGCCTCTACAACGTCTGCAGTAGCTCAAGCCAGTGTCTCAGCAGTCTCAGCAGGGTTTACGCTGTCGTACGCTGTTTTAGCGGCTTCTGCGGCGCTTGATGAGCTTGGTCGAAATAAGAAAATCCGAGAAACTGTTACAGTTCCCGAAACTGTTATTCGATCTGTTGGGTTGATTAAAGCTGAAACTGTTGCGACGACAGATGCTATTAATCGCGCTATTACTAAAGTATTAGCAAATTCTGTTACTGTTACCGACGTTATTAGCATTGTCAAAGTAACGCTTCGATCGATTAGTGACTCTGTTACGCCTGTTTCTGCTGTTGTAAAACAAGCTGGTAAAAATCTAGGGGACACGGCTACAGTCACGGAAGACTCAGTTTTTGCAATCAACAAAGTTTTGGCAGATGCGTTTGGCCTCAACGACGGCGCTGCCGTTGGCGATGGATCAACTTACACTTTCCAAAAATACATCAATAACGTTGCGTTTGTTGCGGAAGCAATGGCGCGTAGCTCAACTAAACCTTTGACGGATAGCTTTGGGCTAACGGACGCAACGGCGCTGCAAGTTTCTAAAGTGCTCTCAGATGCACAGGTTTTTCAGGACAGCGTTACCTTCAGTGTTGATAAGATCTTGTCTGATTCCTTTGCGACTGCGGAAGGGCTTGTCCGTGATATTGGTAAAAATCTTACCGATACAAATGACATTACAGACGCCCGCTTTTTTGACTTAGCCAAGGTTTTGACAGACACTTTAGGTGTTTCAGACGAAAAAGCCCTGACTGTCGCAAAAGCTTTATCCGACGCATTTAGTACAAGTACTGCAACATTTACTAGCTTTAGTAAAGCACTTGCGGATACACTAACGTCTGTTGACGTTGTTTCTGTAGCGTTTTCAAAAACGTTATCGGATACAGCCGGGACGGCGGACGCCATAGCTTTGACGCCATCGAAAGTGGTAGCAGACACTCTGGCTTTTTCGGAGTCCGGTTCGGTGATCTCTCAAGGATACTGTGACTTGACATATTTTGAAGCTGATTACGTCGGTGAGTACCGCACATTTGCATAGGAGATTACGATGATCCAAGAAACTATTAAAGCTACAGGTAAACTAAACATCAAATTGTTTGGCCCCGATGGCAAAATCAAAGAAGATAAAACCGTCCCCAACGTTGTTGTCACAACAGGTAAGACGTTTATTGCTGCCCGCATGGTTGGCACACCTACAGCAATGAGCCATATGGCTATCGGTTCTGGTACCAATGACCCTGTTGTTGGTGATACTACGCTGCAGACCGAATTAGGCCGTGTGTCTTTGACATCCAGCGCATCCGCTGGTGCTGTGGTTACGTACATTGCTTCATTCGGTGCTGGTACGGGTACAGGCGCGGTTACAGAAGCTGGTATTTTAAATGCATCTAGCGCTGGCACATTGCTTTGCCGCACTGAGTTTGCCGTAGTTAACAAAGGCGCTGATGACTCCATGACAATTACTTGGACAATTACTGTTAGCTAAAATTTGATGTTGAGGTCGGTACCGGAGAAAAATCTATGAGCACCATTGTTCTACGCAGTGTTAAGGGAACACCCCTGACCAACACCGAAGTTGATACCAACTTCACGAACTTAAACACAGATAAAGTTGAAAAGACCGCAGCCGCAATTACTGGCGGGTCAATTAACGGTACAACTGTTGGTGCTACTACAGCGACTACTGGTGCTTTCACAACACTAGCGGCTTCTAGTTCTGTAACCCTCTCTGGCGGCACAGCAAACGGAGTTACTTACCTTAACGGCTCAAAGGTTCTGACAAGTGGCTCTGCGCTTACTTTTGATGGGGCGGGAAACTTGACATCAACTGGTGCGGCTGGGGCATCTTCTGGCGAAGTTGACCTAAAGTTGGTTGATAGCACTTCAGGAAAAAGCCTCATTTTAATTCGTACAGGTGCAACATTTAACTATGCTGGAATTGGCGGTGCTGAAGCGGCACTCTATACAGCAAACAACAATTTAAACCTTGTTGCTGATGGTGGTGCTATTAAGTTTAATGCCGGTTCACTTGGCACTACTACAGAAGGTATGCGCCTAACCTCGACAGGGTTGGGTATTGGGACATCAAACATTAACCAAAAACTGGTTATCTCAAACGCTGGCGCAGAGGGTCTTGAAATTGGCCCTAACGTAATTGCAGGCGCTCCAGCGCTTATTGCTTATAACCGTAGCGGAAGTGCTTATGTCCAGTTGACCACCTCTGCTTTACGTCATGCTTGGTATGCTAGTAGCACTGAGGTGATGCGCCTCGACTCCTCAGGCAATCTAGGCTTGGGAGTTACACCGAGTGCTTGGAGTGGTGCAGGCCCAGTAGTAGAAGTTGGTACTTCAAAAGGTAATGCTTTTCGTGGTGCTGGTATTAACGATGCAAACGTAGAGTCAAATGCTTATTACAACGCTGGTTGGAAATATGCAAATACTGGATATGCAAATCGCTATGCCGTTGGAAATGGTAATGGTGGTGGTCATTATTGGTACAACGCCGCATCAGGCACAGCAGGGAACGCTATCACCTTTACGCAAGCCATGACATTGGATGCGTCTGGTCGGCTTGGTATTGGTACAACTTCGCCATTAGCCCCGCTTCAGATAAATTCATTTGGTGGTCTTGATGGAAATGGAAATCAATTTTATCTGTCAAATAATTCTTACTATGACCCCACTGATGCAAGAGATGAAAGTATTAAAGCAGGGTATAGCCATCGTATTGTTTTAGATAACAACGCTGGTGGCATTTTATTTCAAACCACATCAACATCAGCGGCTGGTGCTAATACCGCTATAACACTGTCGGAACGTGCCCGCATAGATTCGTCAGGCAATTTGCTTGTGGGCGGAACATCAGGCGGCTCAGGAAACAGTTTTACAGTAAATACCAATACAGGTAACGGGCTTTACACACAAACATCGCACCCAAATGGAACTGGCTCTGGTGTTGCTTATGCAATTTTTTACTACAACGCAAGTAATATTGGTTCTATTACTCAATCTGGCACAACAGCAGTTCTGTACAACACAACTTCTGACCAACGCTTGAAAGAAAACATCCAAGACGCTGATTCAGCATCTTCATTGATTGACTCTTTGCAAGTACGCAAGTTTGATTGGAAGTCAGACGGCACGCATCAGCGTTATGGTTTTGTTGCTCAAGAGTTAGTGACTGTTGCTCCTGAAGCAGTACATCAGCCTGAAGATACAGAGCAAATGATGGCTGTGGACTACTCCAAACTTGTGCCAATGTTGGTCAAGGAAATTCAATCATTGCGTCAGCGTGTCGCACAACTCGAAACAAACTGAAAGGTAAATTATGACTACACAAATCACTTGGACAGTTACAGCAATGGACTGCTACCCCCAAGAGGACGGCAACACCGATGTCGTTTTCACGGTTCACTGGACTTGCTCTGGTACTGACGGCACTTACAACGGTTCTGTCTATTCCACTTGCTCAGTTCCTTTGACTGCTGGCACGTTCACGCCCTACGCACAGCTTACTCAATCTCAAGTATTGGGTTGGATTTATGCTAACGGCGTTGACCAGACTGCTACTGAAGCGGCTGTGGGTCAGCAGATTGCGAATCAGGTGAATCCTCCAGTGGTGACACCTCCACTGCCTTGGGCAACACCAGCACCATAACGGGAAAGCCACCACCCGATCTTGGTGGCACTTTAAAAGGAAATACGAAATGGCAAACCAACAGCCCCAAATCGTAACTATAGACGGCGTTGAGCACAAGATTGAAGACATGACGGAGCAACAAACCATGCTGCTGAATCACGTTGCAGACCTTGAGCGCAAGATTGGTTCTACCAAGTTCCAGTTAGACCAACTCCAAGTGGGCAGAGATGCCTTCTTCACCATGTTAAAAGCAGCGTTAGAAGCCAAACCTGAAGAGGCCGTGACTGATGTCGTAGCAAACTAAGAACCAGCCACCTTCGGGTGGCTTCTTCAAGGAATTTTATGGAAACGGTGGAAACAAAATTGGCTGTACACGAAGCTGTCTGCGCAGAACGATACAGGTCTATTGAGGGCAAGCTCGATAGCGGTAAAGACCGCATGCGAAATATTGAGTATATGCTTTACGCCGTTATGTTGGCCGTACTGTTTGGCCCCGGTGTCGCGGCTGAATTTGTCAAAAAAGTGTTAGGGCTGTAAAATGAATCAATGGGTCGATGCGTTTATCGTTGCGGCCTGTGTGACCATATTTGTTGTGTGGGGGACATTCACCCTTGTTTGGATTTGGGGATGAAATGGTTGTTGGTACTGTTCTTACTATTTTCACCCGAGGTATCTAACAAAGAAAAAAAACCCGAATACCGTTGTGTGCGGTGGTCTTGGTCAGGAGATGTTTACAACCGCAAAGTAGTATGCCTTGAGTGGCAAAAGGTAGAACGGAAATGATTGATCCGATGACAGCCCTAGCGGGGATACAGTCCGCTATATCGATGGTGAAGAAGGCCAGTGCTGTGGCCAATGATCTTGGCTCGCTTGCGCCGATGATTGGGAAGTTATTTGACGCAAAATCAACAGCCACTAAAGCACTGATTGAGACAAAGAAAAGCAAGGGTTCCAACATGGGAACCGCGCTACAGATCGAGATGGCGCTTGAGCAAGCAAGAGCGTTTGAAGAAGAGCTAAAAATGCTTTTTATGACCACCGGCAAGATAGACGTGTGGAACAAGATTAAAGCTCGCCAAGACCAGATGGATTTAGATGACGCTCGAGAACTTCGTGCTTTAGAGCGGGCAGAGAAGAAAGCTAAAGAAAAAGAAGCCGAGATGAATGAGTTGGCAATAATTATTGGTGGCTGTGCATTTGTGCTGTTCTTAGTTGCAATTGGAATCTATGAGTTAATGGAATTCTGTGCAACTACCAGAAGGTGTGGGCGGTGAATGAGTACCAGAAGACCTTTGACCTATGCCTGAAGATATTCGTTTACGGGTGTGTGGCTTTGTATTTTCTAGGTTTTTTAAAGTTTTTGCCTGATGATCTGTCAGACAGAATTGTTAATCTTTTACTTGGAAGGGTAGGATTGGGCAAATGAGAATTACCACGTACCAACAAAATGCCAAGATGCTTTCAGAGGCTCACAGGGTGATCCACGAACAGAATATGAAACGTTTGGCAGAGTTAACCAGACAAGCTGAACACCAGCAAAAGGTTCAGGAAATCAAGACTCAGTGGGCCCGCTTAGTGGACGTCAAGGCATGAGATACTTACTTCTTGTTTTGCTGCTGGCTGGGTGCAAAGACGTTTACCGCTATCCGTGCCAGAACCCCGACAACTTCCATGCACCTGATTGTCAGAAGCCAAAGTGCCTGTTTACCCAGCAGTGCCCCGAATACTTGGTAGCCCCTATTTTGGAGAAGAAAGTCAATGACGTCCAACAACCAGCAGTACCTGAAAAGTGAGCCGCTGACAGCGGAAGCCATTGAAGTCCGGGTCTGGGGCTTTGTGGTGATTATGGTCACATTGATTCTGTGCTTCATTGTTATTGCACTACTTTATTCTGTTACTTTTGTAACGCAACCTATCAAGTCAATGGCTCCGATTGATCAAGCCTACACCAAGATGCTGAACGATATTGTTCTTCTCATCGTGGGCGGTATTGGCGGCGTGATGACAAAACGGGCTGTAGGCGCAGGTGCTAGAGCGCTTGGCGTTCCCCCTCAACCTATGATGCAGCAACCAATGTGTCAACCCATGATGGGCGGTATGAGTGGTGGCTACGGCATGCCTAACAGCAGTTACGCCCCTCCGCAATCTGCGTACGGCTTACCCTCGCAACCGTTTGGTGCAATGCCCGTTTGGAAGAATCCTGAACTAGACGAGTCATGGACACCCGGCCCGCCACCCACTACACCTCCTGAGCACATGGAGCCCGATGACGAACGCGAAGAAATCGCAGCAGCCCGTAAGGAGACCGAATGATGTTTGGCATACCACTACCTTGGATTGCATTTATTGTGGGGCTAGCGCTCCTAGGCTCCTACCGTGGGGGCTACCACTTTGGCTGGACAGATAGAGACAATGACATGAAAATTGCCGTTGCCAAGAAGAACGAGGAAGCTCGTCAAATTGAGCAAAACTTGGGTGAGAAACTTAATCAACAATCTGCCAAACTACAGGAGGCTAACGATGCCATCAACAAAAAAACTACTGCTCTTGCTGTTGCCAATCGTGCTGGCAAGCTGCGCCTCTGCGCCCCAAGTAACGTACAAGCCCCCGCAAGTTCCCCCGTTGCCAGCGCAAATACAGAAACAGCCAGTCAACCTGACAGACCGACTGATACAGCTTCTGACGCCGAAAGAGCAACCATCGACGCCATCGCGGAAATAGTCGCCCAAGGCGATAGAAATACTGTTGCTTTAAATGCTTGCGTAGATTCGTACAATGAAGTAAGGAACCTCTTAAATGGTAAGTCCTGACCAACTAAAACAGATGCACATAGACCCATCTCTAGCGGATGCGTTTAATGAAACTTTTGATAAGTTCAATATTTTCACGGCTCCACAACAAGCTAGCTGGATAGGTCAGTGCGGCCATGAATGCGGCAACTTTAAAATCATGGAAGAGAATCTGAACTACCGTGCTGCTACCCTGCTAAAGCTGTTTCCCAAGACGCCAAAACGTCAATGGGGATTTACACCAGAGGAAGCTGCTGCCTACGAGAAGCAGCCACGTAAGATTGCCAATAGGATTTACGGGAACCGTATGGGAAACCGCGATGAAGCTTCTGGGGATGGGTATCGTTTCCGTGGCTCCGGATTTTTACAATTAACTGGCCATAGCAACTTCTTCCACGCAGGTAAAGCGCTAGGTGTTGACTTCGTTATGGAGCCTGAACTGGTACGTACCCCCAAGTACGCTGCACAAACCGCAGGCTGGTTTTGGCAAACCCATAACCTCAATCAATACGCCGACAGTCGAGACTTTCTCACCATGACGAAACGGATCAATGGCGGTACGATTGGCCTTGAGGATCGAATTAAACACATTACGCATGCTATAGCTGTATTGGGCGGTTAATACTACAATATGCGCAGCTTAGCAAGGAAGACCCGACATGGCTGTACTCCAAATAAAATCATTCGGTGGGATTTCACCCAAGGTTCCGCCGCGCTATCTGCAAGATAGTCAAGCTCAAGTAGCTATTAATTGCCCTGTTTTTAACGGCGCGCTGCAACCCCTCTCCGATGTTGGCTCTGCTGTTACTACCCTTACAAAAGCAGGTATACCGCAGACTATCTATCGTTTTGGTCAAGACGTTGTTTCCGACTCTCAGTACTGGTTTCACTGGCTTACAGACGTTGATGTGTGCCGCGGTCAAATCTCTGGAGATACTTCCGAGTGGACATTCTTTACAGGCGATGGAATACCAAAGGCTACATATTCTACGATTGCTTTGTCTGGAACTCCGTACCCAGCAGTTACTCGACCCTTGGGGTTACCAGCCCCGTCAGCGGCTCTTAATGCAAGTGTAGACGCATTTGTAGCAGATTCTTATGCTGCTGAAGTTACGCTGACTGCCACCCATATTTCCCAACTAACGACAACCTACGGCGTTCTAGGCAGTATTACAGGACAAGCCGACGGAGATTACACAACTGTAACTTTGACTTCGCCTATTTCGGCTTCATCTGTTGCTACTGCTATTAATGCACTGCCGAATGTAAACGCTACTGCTGTTAATGGAACAGTCGTTGTAAAAACTGACGCAACAGGAGCTGCTGCAAAACTGTACGTTAAATTCCGTACGGGCTCTGTCCCCAACACCAGCGGCACGTTTACCTATTCGGGCATTGATTACTCAGCCAGTGGCGCGGCAGACTCGTATCCGTACCTCATCATCGATGACACAGAGATTGGGTCTATTGCAGCAGGCAATGTTATTGTCCTAAGCGTAGAAGGCGTAGATCGCGTAAATGCCCCAACATCTACCACTTTGACGGCAACTACACTGGCCACGTTTTTAAACTCAAGAATGTCTGGGCAATTGGTTGCGACTGCCTATGGCGGTTGTGTTGTGGTAACGCCCGGATCGCTGGGTTCAACCGATTCTTCAACGATGTTTTACCGTCGTTACATTGGAGAAACTGCAGCTAAAATTATTGAAGCTACTGGCTCAGACGCCGCCGCTCCCGCACGGTTGTTTATTACTCAAGCCGATGTAGATAGCTTAGAGTCAAGGTATGTTTCCGTCACTGTCAACGGCACAGAATCTTTCTCACCTGTAATTAATCCATCTACTGTTAACAGCCTTAGACTACTTAACGGATTTGGTTTGTCCACAACGATATACGGCGTTGCTAACCCTATCGCAGTTCTTGAAACCGTATCAGTCGGCTCCAGCGTTACGTTGCGTCTACGGGGCGGGGATTACCCAACGACTGCGCAGTTTTCAGAACTAACGGGTGCTGGTTACGCTGATACGCCTGCTGCTACAGAGACTCGTGTTTATGCGTGGACATGGGTTAACAAAGAATCTGGCTATGAATTTGAGTCGGCTCCATCTGCCGCAGCCACGCCGGTAGATGTGTTTCCAAAACAATCTGTTGCTATTTCTGGGCGGGCAGCCGTACCTACCGGCTATGTTGTCACGCACTGGCGGCTCTACCGTTCTGTTTCGGGCGTATATCTGTTTGTTACGGAACTCCCTGTTTCTCAGATATCCTACACAGATGCTGTTCTTGCCGAAGAACTCGGTGAAGAGCTACCATCGCTGACGTGGGCTCAACCCCCTGCAGCCCTAAGAGGTTTAATTAATTTACCCAATGGCGGTATGGCTGGGTTTGTTGGCCGTGATGTGTACTTCTGTGACCCCTATCACCCGCATGCATGGCCCGAAAACTATGTGCAGTCTCTGGATTTCCCTGTTGTTGGTCTTGGCCGCATGGACACCACACTGGCTGCTTTGACAACTGGAACGCCATATTTCTTGCAAGGTAGCCACCCAGATTCAATGGTGGTTGTTAAGTCCGACCTCGAGCAAGCCTGTGCTTCCAAACGAAGCATTGTTAGTACCAACGGTGTGGTTCTTTACGCAAGTCCTGACGGCCTTGTTCTGCTGTCTCCCGGCGGCTCCAAGCTCGTAACGGAGCAGTACTTTACTCGTGCCCAATGGCAAACTTACTTTAAGCCCGACTCCATCCACGGCTACTCCCACGATTTAAAGTACGTAGGTTTCTACAACAACGGCACGACCAGCGGTGGATTTATTTACGATCCTACGTCGGGGCAGTTTGTCCTGCACGATATCTACGCAACAGCGGGTTACTCTGATATCCAACGAGATAAATTGTTTTTAGCCTTTGCTGATCGCTCCGTTAAAGTGTGGCAAGCCGGTGCGAATAAAACCTACACTTGGAAGACCAAGAAGTTTACATTGCCGCAAGTTACAGGGTTCTCTTGCGCTCAATTAGAAGCCGAGACATACCCTGTCACCGCCAAGTTTTATTCCAATGGAACTTTAATTAGGACGCAGACTGTTGCAAACCGCAATCCGTTCAGGCTTCCCGTAGCTCCGGGTCGTGACTGGGAAGTGCAGCTTGAAGGAACTTCTGAGGTATTCTCGTTGTCGATTGCCCAGTCTATTGAGGAGTTAGCTGGTGTCTAATAAATTACCATCAGTAACGTCGGATATCCCCCGCGACCTACGCACGTTTATTGATCGCGTACGTGAAATTATTACAGGTAATGGCTCCGATCGGTTTGTTACTGCGCAAGAACTTATTGCAGGCGGTGTTGTTGATCCCGGAAATGGCGGCACTGTTGTTAAGCCCGGAACCAAATTAATTGGAACTTCGCCTGCGCCAACAAATGTAACAGCATCTGCTGCTATTCAGAACATCATTGTTTCGTGGGATAACCCGCAGTACTTCGGTCACTCGCACGCTGAGATTTGGGGTAACTCTACAGACAATATTGGCACGGCGGTGTTGATCGGGCTTTCTCCCGGTGCAATCTATGTTGACTCTGTGGGGCCCAGCGTCTCTCGGTACTACTGGGTTCGGTTTGTCAATACGCTAGACGTTATCGGCCCGTACAACAGTATTAACGGAACGTTAGCTACAACCGGCGCTGCCGTATCTTATTTGCTAACCACTCTGGCTGGCAGCATAACTTCGTCACAACTTGCTACGTCGCTTAATAGCCGTATTAACTTAATTGATGGCCCTGCTGGAACACCCGGCACCATCCCCAATCAGTTAGCTCAAATTCAAGGTCAGATTGACACGATCAATACGTACCCAACGTACGACAACGGAACTACTTACGCAACAGACTTTATTGTTAAATACAACGGCGGTTTGTATAAAGCTCTAAGTTCTACAACTGGTAACCTTCCGACCAACGCAACGTATTGGTTAAAGATCGGAGACTACTCGTCTCTTGCGGATATTGTTGCTGCTCACACCGCAGACATAGCTACGATTACAACTAACTTGGGCGCGGAAGTTACTGCAAGAGAAACCCTTGCAACGCAAATGCGCGGGACTTATACCGGCACAGACATTACCAGCGTTACTACCGGCCTTATCTTCTCAGAGAAGACTGCACGAGCAACGGCTGACTCTGGTTTGGCGTCTTCAATTTCGTCTGTCTCTGCAACGGCGTCTAGCAAAAATACAATTTATCGCACCACAACCGCTCCTGCGACTCCTGCGTTAAACGACATTTGGGTGGATATTAAACCCAGCTACGCCATCCCTTACTTTGATGAAGACTATGCGGTAGCTCGCAACAATCAATACCAGTGGAACGGTACGGCTTGGGTCGACATTACCCTAACCGACGTTACAGATAACTTTGCGTTAATCGTTAACGAGCAGACTGCCAGAGCTACTGCTGATGCCGCAATTGCATCCGATGTCACTACGCTTGAAACGTCGGTGAATGATCCAGTGACTGGTCTTGTGGCAACGCGGGCTACGCTGATTAACGACTACTCGACCACGTCTACAGTTAACACAGCCATTGCCAATAGCAGAACGACGCTTCGTGCCTACACGGATGTGTCTGCGTCTCGCACGTTTCGCCAAGTTTCTGCGCCAACAAAGCGCGGTGTTGATGCGTCTACAAGTACCGACATTCCCTTGCAAACTGGCGATATCTGGATTGATCTAGATGACCAGAACAAGTTGTACCAGTGGTCAGGGTCTGCTTGGGTGTACTCACCAGATGGGGCTATTACGGGTTCTGTGACTGCGTTGACTGCAACACTGACAAACGACTATCTAACGCAAACTGATACTGAGAGCGCTATTGCCCAGAGCGGTACGTTCCTACGTGCGTATGCCAGCATTCAGTCTAAAGTATTTCGTCAAGCTGACGCGCCAACCATCCGTGGTGTTGATCCACAAACCTCAAGCAACATTGCCTTGGTAAATGGTGATGTTTGGTACGACACGAATGATAGTAATAAGTTGTATCTCTGGTCTGGCACAGCTTGGGTCTATTCCCCCGATGCAGTAATCACAGGTTCCGTTACTGCAGTAGATGCTCGAGTTACGACTGTTGAATCCACAAAGATTGGGTACTGCGCGATTGGCGGCGTTGCAACTGACGACACAACTAAAGCAACTTGCGAAGCCGCAGGCGGCACATGGACAGTTGGTCTACCTTTGGCAACTGCTGTTAAACAAGTTAGTGTCAGCGACGGCAGTGCATCAGCTAGTTTAGAACAACGGTTTACTGCGCAAAAGACGCTTAACGATGGACTTCAAGCCCAATACACCATCAAGCTAGACGTTAATGGCAACGTGGCAGGCTACGGTATTTACAGCGATGCAGTCGGTAATTCACAGTTCATTGCAAACGTAAACCGCTTTGCGGTCACAACGCCAGAGACATCTATTGCCCTTAGAACTGTTTCTACAACATACGCTGTTGGCGCTATTGCTCGAGTGTCTACTGAAGGAAGTAAGACGCTTGTTTGTAAAATTGGCGGTACGACCGGCACAGGGACGTTAACGGTTGGCGCTATTGGTACAAAGATTCTAGACGGCACAGTTCAGTGGCAAGTAGCGAGTCGAGTTCCGTTTGCAGTGCAGGCAGTGCCTACTTCCATTGGTGGTGTCAGTGTCCCATCCGGTGTGTATATTGACGCGGCTTATGTTCTAAACGCTACGATCCAGAATGCTCAGATTGCTGATGCTGCTATTGATAACGCAAAGATTGTTGACTTAAGCGCGGCTAAACTTTTGACTGGTGCTATTAGTGTTGGTGAAGATATTTACTCTACAAACTACGTTGCAGGTTCACAAGGCTGGAAGATTAGCGGTAACGGTTTTGCTGAATTTGGTGCTGCTGTTATTCGGGGTCAATTGACTGCCGCACAAATTAATTCAAATGGTTTATCTATTCGCGACGCCGACGGTAACACAATTCTTAATGCAGGTAGCGGAGCATTTTCTGGCAATGTAACTGGTACGGTTTCTGGGACTGCTGCAAGTACTGTAGTGAGTAATGCAAGTACAGCTTTATCTACAGCCAACACCGCAAGCAGCAACGCAAGTACAGCTTTATCTACAGCTAATAGCGCAGCCTCCGATGCCGCCGATGCAGTTGCTGGACTTTCCACCAAACTAAATTCTGATGTTAGAAACGTTCTGGCAGGTTCTGGGGGCCTAGCTACTGGCACTATAAATTGGAATTCTTCGGGTGTTGTTACTAGTGGGTATGGCGTTGCTATAACTCAAAAAGGTATTGTCGCCTACAACAGTGATGATGAAGCTACCTTTGTCTTGAACGGTACGACAGGTACGGCGTCTTTTGCAGGCACGTTAACGGTTGGCTCTACCCCCGCCTTATCTGGCACAACGATGACCGGATCAGGTGCAAAGATTAACCCAAGCGGCACTTTTGCACTGGGCAACTCGACGACCAACATCAACTACAACGGTACGCAACTAACGCTCAACGGCGACGTCGTAGCAACCGGGAACATTAAACTTA